TACCTGATAGCGGAGGCTTAGGTGTGGTAAAGAACCTTATTAGTAATGATGAAAGTGTTGACTCGGAGGAAGCTCAACGCATGATTGACGCAGAGGTTAGATTCCAAGAGAACGTCACAGAGCGTTGGAAGGCCGATATGGGTAGTGATGTTAAGTTAGCTAAACTAATTCGTCCAGTGACTCTTATATGTCTTATGGGTATGTTTATGGTTACTATGATGATTGATAGCATGGACAATGTAGCATTCAATGTAAAGGACTCTTATGTGTCTTTATTAGAGCTGCTAATGCTGACCGCTTTTGGTGCGTACTTTGCTGGTAGAACTATAGAAAAAAAGGCTAAAAAATAAATGAGGGTAAAAAGAAGAAATAGGAATCTTCTTAAAAATTTTACTGGATACACTCCAATAAAAAAATATTCTCATGGAGGTTTATATCATGATGATGATGGTAACCCTGTTGATAAAGATGGAAAACCTTTACCTTCAAACATACCTCTTACAACAGATTCTTTGGTGTCTGAAAGCACACAGCCTGTAGGTTATACGCAACCAGTAATATCTTCTGATCTGCAAATAATATCTCGTCCAGATACTTTAAGAGGTATATCAGATGAAGAGTACGAAGAACAAACTGCCCCAATAAGCTGGTCAAATCTTTTGGCAGATCCAATGAGATCAATGGGATGGGTATTAAGTAATCCAGGATTTGGTGTAAGAGAACCATTTAGAAGGCCTACTAAATTTGAGTTTGAACAAGTAGGAGGTAGTCCTATGGATTTTGCGGGTCAGGTTTTTAATCCAGTGACTTATTTACAAACAGCACAAGACTTAGCTGGGGATTTAACTGAACTAGACAGAACAATTATTGCATCTTTTGAAGATGGACGTTTTAGCCCAGGTGATTTAGAGCGTGTAACAGGTCAATTATCAGACGCAGGTCTTAAAGCTTTATTCTTACTTGGTGGTGCTTCGATGCTTAGAGGTTCAGGAGTTAGTTCTTTCAAACTTCCTAAAGTAGAACCATCTAAAGGCAGAAATGTTTATGGTAGAAGTTTAGGAGCAGCTGCAGATGACCTCATAGAAGCACGGGGAACTGTAGGTAAAGTACCTGAAGAATTTGGAGGGTCTGACATTGTTACAATTCCAGGAAGAACTTCCCCCATGACTTTACCTGCATCAGCGACGGATGAACTTATTAGTTCGGCTGTTGGTGCTACGCAGCCTATTGTATCACCACAAGGAGTATATGATTATGGGATTTCTGAAATTGATAATATTGCAGGAGCTGCAAATGATATAATTTCTTCTTCATATGCACAGGGGCTCAGTGAATCAGCTACATCGGGTAGTGACGAACTTATAACTAATATAAGAGACGCTGTAAAATCAAATACATCTTATGGTATTATAGATCCAGCTTCAGTGTTGCCAGATCAGATTATGTTTGAAAATTTCCCTCAAGCGGATAGAAATCAAATAGCTGATGTAATTGATCAAACAATTTTTGAGACTTCAGGATTTGATGCATTGTCACCAGATTTAGAGGAATTACTCATGGGTGTTTCTAACGTATTGAGAGATCCTGGCAGTCTTGTTAGGTCTCTAGGTTATAAACCAGAAATAGCTGGTGGATGGAAGTTGGCTGCTGGATCCAATCCAAATTCATTTTTGTACTCACCACCAGGTGGTGGAGGTCATGTAAGTGCTAGTAAAATTCAATTGCCTAATAGAAGCGTTTGGGATTTGGGGATTATGCCTTCTTCTAGTAAAAGAGTTGGTCCTAGAAAAAATATGCAGCTTATAGCAGAGCTTACAGATCAAATACCCATAGGTGAAACTTGGGGGATTATTAGTGCAAGTGTAGATGCATATCCACTACTTGTTAACGCTTCTACTAGAGATAGAATTCAAATAGCAAAAGTTGGAAGTGACCCAATTTATGTAGATGATATCAATGATGTTGGTGATATGCAATCTACTGAATTAAATCAAGGAGATGATATAATTCATTACCGCCCTTTAAATGGTTTTGGCCAAGGTAATTTTCCTACACTTACCGCAGAAGAAACTGATTTTTTAATAAACTCAGGTAAATATTTAGGAGTTAGAGATTCTAATGTGCAGGTGCTGAGTGAAGCCGATAGAGCTGTTGCTAAAGATCGTATGGATGGTGTTTTAGGTAAAGTAAACGCATACCTTAATAAAAAGGGATTTCCTGACGCTAAAGTCAGCGACGATTTTGAGATACTATTACCTTATCCAGAATTAGTAGCCACTAGGCCTAGAAAGCCAGGCGAAGTTCTAAGAAGAGGCGGTTATATAACTAAAAAGAAACGTAAAAAAGGGTATTCAGTTAAGAGGTAGCTTCTTCAAACTTCTTTTTAATCTCATCTCTAGCTAACACTAGTTTTGTTATTTGACTTTCAAGTAGAAATATTTTTTGATTTATGTCATAATCAGCAAGAACATCTGTAACAGCTATTTTAGCTATGTCGTATAATTCTTTATAGCCATCCCAATGTTGTATATAATTATCATGATTTTGTAAATAATGATAAACAACAGATCTATCCCTAAGAAGAACTTCGGCTATTTCATAATTATTGCAGTACGGCTTCATTGCCATAGCTATAGCCATTCTTTTCTGCACAGTTCTTTGTAATCTACTTTTGCCTGGCCTAAATCCTAGAGCGTCAAAAGCTCGTTCCGCTGCTAGCGAAACAACATCCTTTCTTTTCATTTAATTAATTTTAGTATGCGTGTATATCTGACTCTTTAGCCATTTCCCTAATCAAGTCTATCTCATTATTAGCCCATTCTCTAAATGCTTTTATATTAGATAAAACTTCATTGTATTCTACAATTGCTTCTGTACCTTTCTCGTTGTGTAATGATTCATAAAGCATGTCAGTCGCCCTGTGGATCCTTTCACAAGCATCAAAGTACGTCTGACTTACTATTTTATTACTCATTACTCATAGATTTTTTTATTTCAGATATAGCTTGATCAACTTGCTGTCGATTCTTTGCTAAATATACGTCATAATTTAGATTATTATCCATGATATGTTTCAAAAATATTTTCCACCTCATTGGGAAATCATGATGAGACGGTAAATATCCTTTAGTCTCGATAATCCAGCTGTGATTTTTACATACAAAATCAGGTGTGTACCTTATGGGTTGCTGAATACTATTAGAACGATCAGACATATCTTTTCGCTTAGCGGTCATTTTGAAATACTTGTTTTCAAATCTAAACTTATCCATAAGAAGAAACTCCTTTTCTTCATACAAAAAAGGTATCCCAGATTCACGCAATCTATCAGAACAATACTTCTCTATCGAAGACTTAAATTTTCCTAGATGTTTTTTTTTGGATGAGGATCTTTTTCTCTTAAGTTTTTTCTTCATTAGAACGAAGTTACACCTAAGATTGTATATGAGTCAAGATTTTCACAACTTTAAATCAGAAAAATTTATAATGTTTTGTTTATCCTCTTGATAATCAATAGGTTTGAATAAAGCTTTTCTAGATAGCCAGCAGTTAAATCCAGTATGAGATAAGTTCATAACTATTCTAAATGGATCCTCAATAGGTGTAGGTTGCCCGCCTGTTTCAGTTTCACGAACTTTACGCACATGTAACTCGCTCATTTTGCGTATACTATGATCAGGTGATTGAATCTTTCGATGAAGTGTAAGAAAACAATCAGCACGGTTAACAAACTTACCGCCTCCCTCAGTGTCTTCAGCATAGGGAGCAACAGGAAGCCCATCATCGCCCTTTCGTCTTTGTGCTTCGGTTACAGCATGCATATTAAGCCACACAGCCACATTGTTTGTTTTAGCATACGTAAGGAACTCACTAGCAGCTTCATAGTGGTATTCATGTGAACTAATCCTTGAAGTGTTTATTTCTATCTTAAGACTATTGTATGGATCAATAAACACAGCATCTATTTCTGTTTGTCTTTGAATTTTCTCTATAAATAAAATTAAATCAGAATAACTATAAACTTGATTGTTATTTATTATAGTAAAGTGATCTTGAATCCATTTATATGCATGCTTCCTTTCAGCGTAAGTCATGTCTTGGATTTTCTTATCCTTAGCAAACTGCATTAATTGCATTTTAATCGATGCGGTTCTATTCTCTGAAGAATATATAATCCATCTCCAGTCGTGCCTTCTAACTGAATTAGCTATTAAGTATAAAGCTGTTGTTGTTTTACCTACGTTAGAATGTCCATTTATAATAACAAATTCCCTTTTATATCTAAAGTACTCATCTAATAAAGAGTCGCCAGTATCTAATCCAATTTCAATCTTGCCTTGAGAGTAATCATCAATCCATCTAAAATCCTCATCGTCTGATGATATAAATGACATGTCACCATCGTTAATAAGCATTTCACGCTTTGCTTGCTTTTCTTCGTCAATAACCTCACGGATAGGCATGTTCTTTCCGTTCTGAATCATGTCTACTATTGTGGACATGGCTTGATCTTCAGAATCTAAATCCCTCTTGCATATTTCACGGAACAATACCCTAACCGCTTCCTCCTCCTCCATACGTCCAGCTGCGATATATCCACCACATAGTCTAGATGCTTTTACAAGAGCTCTGTGTTTTTCTCCTTCCTCTGCATTACGAATTATACGTGCAGCTAAATTTAGCTTCATATAATCTGTGTACTTGTAAGATTCGTTGACGGGTGTTTGAGCTTCCGCCATTTCACTCGTAAAGGCCCCAAACTTTTTTGATTCGTCCTTAATTATAATATCAGGATCATATGATTCAAAGCATGCACGAGATTCATTTATTCCTGACTCATCTATCTCTAAGCAATATTGCTTTTGAAAATAAGTTCTTAACGCTCTGAAATGATCTCTGTGTCTTTCAGGATTTGTTATTTGAACTAATGCTTTTACTCCATCTCCACTAGGTGAGGTCCAGCAAGAATAAACATATTCATCTGTAGCTAAAGCTGTTTTTACAGCATCTACATCCACATGATCAAAGTCAAGGATTATATATCCTGAGTGTTCAAATAAAGCGTCATCGTTTCTAGATGAAAATTCCCCACTGAAACAAACAATAGGGAGTTCTTTTTTTTTAGGTTTATCGCCTTCTCTAATCTTCTTGATAAGTGACTTTGACTTCCCCTTTTGAATACGTTGAAGTGCTGTTGACATTTCCACGTGATAGGGATTCTTTGTATCCTTTATACTTTTGAATATAGTTATTTTCATTATCTTTTGCTACCATTAATAGTATTAGGTAACCAGCTAGATCCATAAGTGTATCCTCTGTATTATCGTAAATACCTTTGTTTTGAATTCTATTTAATTTATCATCAATACGTGCTTTCAATGCTTCTGTTGCAGATAGTTTTGAAAAGATGTTTGATGGTATTATTGCTGAATCACCATACGCTTCATTTTTCTCAATGAGAAGCTTCTTAACTTCATCGCATTTTTTTCTGAGCTTGTCTTTTGTGTTCATCTAATGTTATTTGTGATCTTGATAACTCTACAACATCTAATATCTCACGTACAATTACTTCTTTGTTTTTTGCTTTAGGAGTAAAAAATTTTTCTACAAAGCGTCGCATGTTTCTGCAATCGTATCGCATGATATCGGATGGTGTATCGTAAATAGTAACAATCCATTCTTTATGCTCGTGTACAACCTTCCGTTTTTTGAAGGCGACACGAACATAAGAATGTTTAATCATCGGTTTATTAGAACGGCATGTCATCCGTTACTGCCTCAGTTTTAGCTTGCTTTGCAGCTCGCTTTTCCTTAGCGGCTTCACTATTTGGATCCCAAACTGAACAGCATGGCTTTCCGTTTTTAGACATAAACATCTTCAGGTAGATGTTACCACCTTTACCTTCGCTGTCACGCTGTGTTGCGTACTTGTCAATCATCTCTCTAAGATCTGTATCCTTAAAAGACACCGACCAGCTAGAAAGTTGTCCCTCGTAAAAACGAGGTTCTTCTGCGTACCCTACGAGTACTGAATCATACTTAGTATCACTCATGATAAAATAATTTATAAATTAAAAAATATAATTGAAGGCAAACGATTTGCCTTTACAATTCTAAACAATAAACTCCGCATAACTTTCATTAGTTGGAGATCCTTCCTTCAGCCATTTATTAATATTTGCAACAGCTTCCATGAATTTCATTTCACCTTTGAATAAAGTTTCCTCTGAACACTTTACAAGGGCTGGGTAAAAAGGGTATGCCTTTTCTTGCACAACCCAGTAGTAATCCTTAATACCAAATACTTTTGTATATATGTATGCTTGAACATCATAACTCCAGCTATTCACATCATAACGAAACTTATTTACACTACGTGCACTTTTGCTATCTGTTATGAATCCATCACCTAAACAATCAAGAAAACCTTTAACAGGTATTCCGTCAATTTCTTCATTGAATTCTACCTGGTACTCACCCTTTAAATAAGTGTTAAGCAACCCACAAGCATCTAATCTTTCAATCATCTCATTCGCTTTCTTCCAGTCCTCCGCACTAACCATCGTCTTGTCCGCATTCTTTTTAGAATTTTCTTCCTTCCATTCTTTGTATCGCTTTGTATTTCTAGGATACTTACCGCCAATATCAGCAATGATATCAGCATCATCAAGAACGTAATATATTTCATTTGCTTTATCTTTTTCAAATAACAACATATCGTAAAGACTACCAAACACTAAAGCGTCTGATTCTTTCTCTAGTTGTCCTCTCATGTACATTTCCCATAAACGCATATCTCCTAAGGCGTATTTTATAGAGGAGTAAGAGAGATGCCCCTTACCTACTTTTTCAGTTAATTGTTCTCTTAAAGTCATTTATTATTTCTTTTAATTGGTTTATATTATCAAATTGTTTTAGTCTATTGAATCCATAAAATCCAGACTTAACACCTCTAGATCTAAGACGTTCATCTATAATAAGTTCATCGTCTTGATATGTGTTTAGCGTATCTGCCGAAGCTATTCCACATACATATACCCATTTCTTTTTCCATAGTATGCATATAATCTCAGGATGTATGCTACGTTTTCTTACAAGCGGGAATACACCAAAGTTTACAGTCTTAACTCCTACATCTAAACCTACGTCTGCTAGGTCGGGGATATTATAATTTT